GGCAGCGTTTCGCAGGAGGAGGCAAAAAAGGCGATTGATGCAAGCGGGCTTTCGCGGAAACAGAAAAGCGCAATGTGGCAGTCGTTCAACTCCAAGTGGAAAAATAATCCGTATCAGTAATGGGAAAAGCGGGGGCGAAAGCTCCCGCTTTTTTCATGTTTTAGATAACCCACTTTTTAACCCACTTTTATTTTTACGAGCGAAAAAAGTCCTGTTTCCAGACGGATTCATATCTGAAATTTTCGCATGAAATCCGCAAAATAACCCACTGATTTTGGCTTAAACAAGCCAAAATCAGGGTTCAAGTCCCATCTACCGCACCAAAAGAAAATGGCTTAGGAATCAGCTTTCTAAGCCATTTTTATTTTACAAATAACCCACTTTATAACCCATTTGATTCATCGTCATTCTTCAAGATCGATTTCCAAATCTGATCGGATTTTTCCGCCGTCTTTGCTCGAAGCTCTGCATAGTTGTGCCCATAAGTTCCAAAGCTGTCCATATTTTTACTGTGACCGACGAGCGGTTGCAGCATTCCAATGGGAAGTTCGGCGGATACCGACACAAAAGTGTGCCGCAATTCATAGGGCGTGGTTTCAGTAATAGCGTTGTAGGAACAGTATTTTTTCCATCTTTGCCAATACTTCACCTGTGTGAGTTGGCCAAATACACGTCCAAATCGATTGATCTCCTTCTGTTGTTCCAATACCTCGATGGCAATAGAGGAAAGCTGAAAGGTCCTTCGGGCATTTTGATTTTTGCCCGTTGTCGTTTCTCCATACTTGTTGATGGATCGTTGAATGGTTATGGTATCCCCATCGATATCTTTCCACTCCAGCCCTAACAGTTCGCCCGGGCGTAAGCCGGTCAGCACTTGAAAGCGGAATGCGTAGACCAATTCTTCTGTCGTTTCCTTTCCGTTGAGGAAAGTGAGGTCGCAGGAGAACAGCTTTTTGAGATCGTCCGGGAGAAGAATCTTCTTTTCCTCGCAAACGGCGCCGGCCGGAATCTTCAAATTCTCCGGAATTAAGGTGGTCAATTTGCTTTTTCGGCAAAATTTCAAAAAAGCTGTAAGATCACCACGTATGTTCATGAGAGTTTTCTTTGAACGCCCAGCTTTATAAGCGGAGTTTATGATGTTTTGCATATGCTGCTCGTTAAGAGATGAAATTTTAAGATATCCGATCCCTGGATTGATCCAAGCCTTGAACCGCGATTCCATCGGCAAAGTCATGCTTAGTGAAGTGGTAAGCTTCATTTCGTCGAGGAAAGATTGATAGATTTGGCCCACCTTGCGCCCTATTGGTTCGACCCCGTCATCGAGCCATGCATCGGCCTTTGCATTTGCTTCCCGCTGGCCCGTCCTTCCCGGCGTGGAGCTGGTGAAGGTTCGGCGCTTCCCGTCCTTTTGGACTTTGATCTGCCAGCGTTTATAATCTTCAAGCCAGACTGCCGTATTTGTTCTTCTGCCCATAATAAAACCTCCTCAAGGCAATGCTTGCGCCAGCCCTGCGAAGGTGATATAATGTCCCTGCAAGGCGGCTTTGTGAGATGGCTGCTTGTGTCTCGTCCCGTCCGGTGTTGTCAGCGCCGGGCGGTTTTTTTACTTATCACTCTTTTCGGGAATTTGCAATTGGCGGTGCGTGGACTTTAGTAAAGTAACGCTTCTACTCCCGACAAGTTGCTTCATCTGTGTTAGTGCGATCTGGTGAAGCTGCGACAGCCTTTCGCGCTGAGGCATCCCGCACTCTATGAAATGGGCATTAAGGTTTTCTATGTTCGCAAGGACAAGCAACTGCTCAATTGTAGCATCGTCTCGCATATTGCCCTTCGTATTGGGATTTTCCTTGCGCCATTCAGCAGCAGTCTTGCCAAATAAGGCAACATTGAGAACGTCAGCTTCATTGGCATAGACAAAATTTTGTTGCTGAGCGGTTAATTCCGGGATGATATGGGCCTTGATGGCGTCGGTGTGGATGCGATAGTTGGCTTTCGAAAGAATACGCTTTACATTCCAATCCAGAGTTAGACGATGGCTTTCGTCGCCTTTGAGCCTTTGATAATCCGTAATAACATACAGCTTGAATTCAGGCGAAACCCAAGAAGCAAATTCGAAAGCAATATCTTTATGCGCAAAAGTGCCTCCGCCATAGCGCCCAGATTTTGAAATCAGTCCTATTGCATTTGTGGATTTAATCCATTTGCTAGGAGAGAGCACAAACGCATTAGAACCGGCATCGTTTTTAAACTGGTCGAATTCGACCACGTTAAAATTAGGGTTATTAAGCGCTTCCCACAAACCTAAAAACTCAATTGTGCTCCGAATTCTAAGCCAATTTTTTACAACATCCGCAGGAAATTCGGGATTTCGATGCCGCGCAATATCGGTGAGCGAAATATAATCATCTTGATTTGCAGGGGTTATTACGGAAATAGTGATTCCATTGGCGTTAATTTCGCTTTTTACAAGCATATCTTTAGGCATTTTGCACGCTCCTTCTCTTTTGATGTCTCGCTATTTAGACACGTTACACCTCAATACAACCCTCGTCTGCAAGCCCCTTATTCTTTCGCTAGGGCGAGCTTTTTCTACTTCCAAATATCCACTTCGCACCGCCTCGCCCTCGGCCTCTTAGGCACCGGGGCCAGAATACGCGGGCAATGCGGGTCGTCATTCGGCTGGTTCCTCGGCGGCTTGCAGATGATGTCTCCCGGTTGAACCTCATCCCAGAGGATCAGATATCCGCGCCGTACAAAACCCCAACAGGGCACTGTGGGCTTGCGTTGCTGCGGGGCGGGTTCCGGGACAGATGGGGCGGGAGTGGCTTCCTGCGGGGGCTGCGAGGGCATGGGAGAGGGTTCTTCCTCAGGTCGGGCAACGGCGTTTCTTTCGCAGGAGCTCACGTGCAATTCGCTTTGATAAAGATGGTCGTGCCTGATGTGGTATATTTCATGCTCCAATGCTTCGCGGCGGGCTTCTTCCGACAGGCTTGCGTTAATATAAATCGAAAAGGTGCCGTCATCATTCGGCACTGTAACTCCACGTATATGCGGAAGCATTGGAATTTCCCGCACAAATACGTCGTCGTTCAACGGCCTTCCTCCTCGCGGCGGAGAGCCTCGATGATGGCGACGGTCCGCATAACATCTTCTTTTGTCGCGCCCTTGGTAATAGAAAAGAGCATCCGCATTTCGTCTCGGGTACGCAGCTCTTCCAGATATTCGGTCAATTCGGGATCGCCGTTGACTAGAGCCTCCGCTTCGGCGGGCGCTTTTTCTTTTTGGTCGGGATTATCTTCCCATCCCATGAGGTATGCCGGGGTGGTATTTAAAGCTCGGGCAAATTGCACGATTTTAGACTGTGGGATATCATTCTCTCCCATTTCTATCTTGTTAATGGATGACCGAGATTTATAACCCATTTTTTGAGCCAATTCTTCTTGCGATAAGCCGAGTTCCTCCCGGCGCTTTCTGATGCGTTGATATAACTCCATCATTCATCTCCCCTTACAATTGATACTATATCATGCTGTAAATCCAAAATCAACAAAATTTGAAAAATTTCAAAAATAGTGTTGACACCAAATCTACTAAGTAGTATGATATGAATGTAGATTAAAATTCTACAAAGGAGGTGAATTATATGACCGATAGTAAAAAACTAAGAGATGCTGTTGCGGCTAAAGGTTTGAAGTATAATTATTTAGCAGATAATCTTGGCCTAACCCCTTATGGATTGCAAAAAAAGATAGAAAATGATACCGAATTTAAGGCGGGAGAAGTTAAGAAGCTATCAGACTTGCTGGGCCTATCAAATCGGGAAAGAGATGCTATTTTTTTTGCTTAATTAGTTGATTTTTAATCTACAAACCAATGCTTTCACAAAAAGGGAGGGGATAACTGTCACAAAAGGAAAAGCCGCCCCGAAGGGCGGCGGGGATCATAAGATAAAGGCCCACATGAACATCCAAAAGAATGTGGATACCACACACCCCCAAGTAAGGCCACTTGTCCACGAATCTTCAAAATAAAAAGGTTCGCGCTTTATGTTGAAGTAGTCGGCAAACGCGGAAACGCCATACCGTATAAAAAAAGTAATAATGAGTGGGAATCCCGATAACAGAAAACATCCAAAGGCACACATACACCAGAACAAAATTTGATATAAAAAATCCACAGCACTTCTCCCCTCTTCAGCGTGGCGGATTGCATTTAGAGCAAGGCCCATACCCTTGCTTTTTAGCATCGCCCAGGTCTATTGCGTACTTACTCTTTCTAAGATATTGGCATCCGCTGCGGTGGTATTTCGTTCCGGTGTCTGTGATATAAACGGTGTGGCTCACCATCGGGGGATAGACGGGCTGATTTGCGATTTCTTTAAGCTTTTCTAGATTGTGCCCACTGCTAGAAGATGGTTCTGATGATATGGAAGATTCTAAAGCGGAGAGTTTTCTTTTGTAGCTTTCGAGCACATGAATCTTAATATCCTGATTGGCAGATTTGTTTTCGAGCGAGACAACAGTGTTTTGTAAGTTTTCGTTCTCAGCATGAAGCTTCGTTATATTTTGGGCATTTGCAAAGTTTGCTCCAAAAGAAACCGCAAGCAATACAGCAAGTATCCGCCTTGACCATTTTCCTTGATGATTTTTGCCATGTGTAGTAATAATCCAGTCCAATAGGATGCCCATTGCAAAAGAAAAAGTAGAAACGATAAGGGTTAGCTGGGCCGTATTCATGCGATTCCCTCCTTTATCACCAATCTACCACAAAAACCAACAGAAAGGAAGTGATTTCATGCCAAATTATTACACCTGCAAGGAAGTCGCTCAGATGTATAAGGCCAAGGTGATAACTGTTTGGAGCTGGATTCGCAAAAAAGCAGCTCTCGGCAATGAAGCTGGGCAGGGATTACCGAATTACCGATGACGACCTAAAGGCGTTCGATGCCAAGGGGAGAATTCAGCCAGCATCGAGAAAATTATAGGATAGGCCGACGAGAGCGGCCGCGCGAACTAGGAAGGAGGAAAGGATATGCCAAAACCATATTACCGGCTCAGATTCGAGCTGCATGAGCGCGATATCGATCAGGTCACCCTTGCCGAAAAATTACACCGGGGGGACAGTTACATCTCCGACCGGATGAACGGAAAAGGTTCGTGGTCGCTTCGGGAGGCATTCGAGATGATGCGGCTTCTTGATGTGCCGCTGGAACAAATCGCCGATTATTTCCCACCGGGGGACGTCGGCCGGAGGAACGGCGCATGACCGGACAGGACACTGCGCGGGCCTATCTGGCGCTCTGCGCGGAGTGGGACTGGACGCCAAGCCCGGCAGGGCTGGACGCATGGTTCCGGTTATGGAAAGGAGGGTATCTGGACAAATGGAGAGACGGATGCAAATCCTCGGAAAAGCAAGCACCGCCACCGGCATCCTCGTGATGCTGATCCCGGCGGCGGTACATATCGTCTGGCCGCCCTCGGCGGTCTGTCTGGAAGCCTGCGGGCTGGCTCTGGTGTGTCTGGGGAGGCGGCTGCGGTGGAACTGATGCAATGCCTCCGCACAGGCCGCAGAAACGCGGTTACGCGCGAAGAACTCGCCCGGCTGACCGGGAGGGATGACCGCACCAACCGGGAGGATATACAGGAGCTGAGGCGCAAGGGAGCGCCGATTATCTCGCTGTCCTCGGCAAAGGGCTACTGGCTCATGGAGGACGTCGAAGAGCTGGGGCGGTTCCTGCACGAGACCAAGCGCCGCAGAGACGAGATGTCTTACCCGGAGCTTTGGAAGCTGTATTATCAGCTCACAGGCGTGAAGGCCGTCCCCGTCCGGGCGCACGTGCGGCGGGTCGGGCCGAAGGACATCGAAGGGCAGGTGAGATTTTGAAAGCCGATGCGGTAGACCTCGCGCTGACAGACGGCTGCATGCTCTGGCCGACGTGCAAAACCTGCGTTTTCCCGGACTGCTGTGCAACCTTCAACGAGATCTTCGAGGTAACAAAGCCGCCGGAGCGGCGAAAGCAGGTATCTTCCCGCCGGTGGGCGCTGCTCGAATCGGAGATGCGGACCAGCGGGAAATGGAACAGGCAGTTGAGAAAGCTGTTTTTGGCAAAAAGAAGGCCGCCATGCGATGGAGTAGTATCGCAAGGCGGCAGAGGAAAATAGGAACTTATGGATATTATATCCAGTCAAAAAGGAGTTGTCAAGATGAAGGCGTACAAAGGGTTTGACAAAGATTTGAAATGCCGGGGGTACCAGTACGAGATCGGCGGCGAATACACCGAGGATTCAGCCGAGCTGTGCAAGAGAGGGTTCCACGCATGTGAGCTTCCGCACGATATATTTAATTATTACGCGCCCGCCGAAAGCCGGTTTTGCGAGGTAGACCTTGACGCGACGGACGAACAAAACAGCGAGGACAGCAAGCGAGTAGGCACCCGGATAAAAATCGGCTCAGAAATTTCCGCCGCAGATATTGCGAAAATCTCGGTCAAGGCGTTTTTTGACCGAATGCAATTTACCGAAAAAATTGCAGCCTCCAACACCAACAATGCTGGCGACTGCGGCGCGGCCAATGCGGGCAACCGCGGCGCGGCCAATGCGGGCGACTACGGCGCGGCCAATGCGGGCAACCGCGGCGCGGCCAATGCGGGCGACCGCGGCGCGGCCAATGCGGGCGACTACGGCGCGGCCAATGCGGGCGACTACGGCGCGGCCAATGCGGGCAACCGCGGCGCGGCCAATGCGGGCAACCGCGGCGCGGCCGTTGTGAGAGACGGCGGCAAAGCAAAAGTGGGTAAAGGCGGCGTGGCGGTCGGTCTCGGAAAAGAGGCTATGGCAAGCGGAGCTATCGGCGCGGTATTGGTGCTCACAGAGCGAGACAGCGGATATAACATCATCAACGCCGCAGCGGTCATTGTAGACGGAGAAAAAATCAAAGCTGACACCTATTACACCATGAAAAACGGGGAAATCGTGGAGGCGGAATCATGACGACATATTTTGATTATGAAACGCTGCGAGACACTGTAACCGCGAAGGAAAGGCTGGGAATCAGATGACAACAGAAATTTATGACGCCGTCAGAGCGGTGCCGGAAAACGCAAAAAAGCTCATAAGCGGAGGCAGGCTCAATGGCAAGACGGATATCAACCCGATGTGGCGGATTAAGGCTCTGACCGAGCGTTTCGGACCCTGCGGGGTTGGCTGGAAGTACACCATCGACCGCCAGTGGACGGAGCAGGGGGCCAGGGGAGAGACAGCGGCATTTTGCAACATCTCGATGTACATCAAATACAACGGCGAGTGGAGCGAGGCGATCCCCGGCACCGGCGGAAGCGCGTTTATCGCAAACGAGCGAAGCGGCCCCTATACATCGGACGAATGCTACAAGATGGCGCTCACAGACGCAATTTCGGTGTCCTGCAAGGCGTTGGGCTTTGGCGCGGATGTCTACTGGGCGGCCGACCGGACGAAATACGACAGGCCGGATCCCGAGAAGGAACCCGCAAAGCCGATCATCTGCGAGCAGTGCGGGAAACCGATTGAAGCGGTCAGAGGCAAAAGCGGAAATCTGATCCCGCCCGAACGGGTTGCGGAAAAATCCCGGAAGAAGTGCGGGCAGAACCTGTGCCTGTATTGCGCGACGGAGCGCGGAACCAGTGGAAGCTAAGGCCCTGAAAGCCCGGTGGCAGATTGACGGGGAGGGAACGTGGGTGTCCCTCTTGATCGACCCCGCAGGAGCCAGACAGGCGAGGGCCTTTGCGCAGGGGATGGATAAGCCGCACCGAATCACCCTCAAGCTCTGGCGGGAGCGGCGGTCGCTGGACGCCAACGCCTACTTTTGGGTTCTTATCGGCAAGCTGGCCGAAAGGCTGGGCATCCCGGCGGCGGAAATCTATCGCCGCTATATCCCGGAGATCGGAGGCAACAGCGAAACGGTATGCATCCCGGCGAAGGGCGCGGACAGGCTCCGGGAGGGCTGGGAGCGCAACGGCAAGGGCTGGGTGACCGAGACAATGCCCAGCAAGCTGCCCGGATGCGTCAACGTCATCCTGTACTACGGATCGTCAACCTACGATACCGCGCAGATGTCCCGGCTGATCAGTCTGGCGGTGCAGGACTGCAGGGAACAGGGCGTCGAGACAATGACGCCGCAGGAGCTGGCGGCAATGATGGAGGGATGGAATGCACAAGCGGACAAAGGCTCTGGCGATCCCGCGTGAGGTCAGGCGCAGGGTATCTGAGCGGGACGGCGGGCGCTGCATCCTCTGCGGCATGCCGGGCAACCCCGAGGCGCATTACCTGCCCAGGGCGCAGGGCGGGCTTGGAATAGAGGAAAACATCCTCACCCTATGCCGGTACTGCCACATGGCCTACGACGGGGCGAAAAGAAAGGAATTGAGGCCGGTGCTGCGGGAGTACCTGCGGGAGCAATACCCCGGATGGGACGAAAGCGGTCTGATCTATCAAAAATGGAGGGACACAAATGTATAACCGAATCATCGTAATTGGGCGGCTCGTGGCGGACCCGGAGCTGCGCGCCACACCGAACGGCGTCAACGTCGCATCATTCCGGGTTGCGGTCAACCGCCCGAGGGACAAGGAGAAATCGGATTTCTTCAACGTCGTGGCATGGCGGCAGAACGCCGAATTTATCACCCGTTACTTTTCGAAGGGGAAGCTGATCGGGATCGAGGGCAGCCTGCAGACCAGAGACTACACCGACAAAGAGGGAAACAGGCGCACCGCCTTTGAGATTCAGGCGGAGAGGGCGTTTTTCACCGAATCGAAGGGCGGCACGCCCAGCGGCAGCAACGAATTTACGGCAGTGGACATTGACGACGATCTCCCGTTTTAAGGCGGTGTAAGGGATGAAATACATCAAGGTCTTTACAGACTTTGCCAAGGCAATGGAACCGCTTGGAGACGCAGAGTGCGGACGGTTGTTTAAGGCGATGATGAAATATGCGGAAACCGGCGATACGCCTGAATTTTGCGGGAACGAGCGCTTTATATGGCCCACAGCAAAGAGCAATATTGATCGAGATAAGGAATCTTACACCCGGATTTGCGAGAGAAACCGTAATAATCGTAATAACCAGTCGTCGCCAGTGGTCACCAGTGGTCGCCAGTCGTCACGACACGTACAAGACAAAGACAAAGAAAAAGACAAAGAAGATATAGAGAGAAATATAAATATTTCTCTTGCGCAAAAGTCGGACGATTTTGACCGATTTTGGTCGGCATACCCCAAAAAAAAAGCCAAGGCAGACGCCCAAAAGGCATGGAAGGGGGTAAAAGTCGAGTTGTCCGTCATCCTGAATGCCATTGAACAGCAGAAGCGGTCCCCTGACTGGCAGAAGGAGGGAGGAAAATACATCCCGTATCCGGCCTCATGGCTGCGCGGAAAGCGCTGGGAGGACACAGACAGTCAGGAAAGCGACGGCCCTGTTATCCACGAATCCCCGCCTGAATGGGATTATGACCCGAACAAAGGGTTCCTTGAGCGGCTGGGGGTGGAGTTTTGAAAGCTTCGTTTGCGGAGATTTCGGTCGTCGGCTGCATCATCATGGACGCGGAGCGCTGTTCCGGCGCGTTCGACCTGCTGACCCCGGAAATGTTCGAGAACGACTGGCTATCAGAAGCGTTCCGGGCGTGCCAATCGCTGCACAGCCGGGGGAAGCAGGTGGACATCGCCACGATTGAGGGCGAGATGGGCAGGGAACACCGGTACGCACTGGTGCAATGCGCACAGCAGACGCCATCCCTCGACGGTTTTGACGACTACTGCGCGGCGGTAATGGAGCGGTGGCGGGTGAGGGAGCTGCAAGCCGAATCGTTCCGGCTGACCCAGTGCCAGACCTCCCGCGAGTGGGCGGAGCAGGCCCGGACGATGCTGGCGCGGCAGGAGGCGATAGAGAACGGTCTGCAATCCTCGACGGCGACCGACTTCTGGGGCAGCGTTATGAGCTTTGTCGATTCACTGGTACGGCCCTCCGCCTCGCTGAAATCGGGCATGGGGAACTTCGACCGGGTGACAGGAGGCTTGCAGCGCAAAGGCTTTTACATCATCGCGGGGCGCTCCGGGATGGGGAAAACGGACTTTTCCCTTGTGCTGGCGCTGAACATGAGCTCCAAATACCGGGTGACCTACTGCTCGATGGAGATGGGGAAGGAATCGCTCATGGCGCGGATCGCGTCCAGGGTGGCGCAGGTGGATTCGGGCAAAATCCGGGATCACAGCCTTGACCCGGAGGAAATGCAGCGGATTACCGAGGGGCTATCTCAGATGCGGAGCAGCACCCGTCTGGTGATCGACGAGCAGCAGGGCATTACAGTGGAGGAGCTTGAAAACAAAATCCTGCGGCAGAGCCCGGATGTGATCTTTGTTGACCACATCGGCCTGATGAGCCATCCCAGACGGAAAAACGTGTGGGAAGGGGTGGCGGAGACCTCCAAACGGCTCAAGCAGCTTGCCATGAAGCACAACATTGTGGTAGTGGGGCTGGCGCAGGAGACGCGGGAGGCCAACGGCGGGATCAAGGGCTCTGACAATCTGGTAAACGACGCAGACGGTATTTTCCTGATGAAATCCGAACCGCCGAAAACATTTATCACCGGCTCCGGATGGATCGACGCGGAGGTTGTGGTAAGCAAGCTGCGCGACGGTGCGCGGGGGTCGCTGAAATATCATTGGAGGCCGCAATATCATGAATGGAGAGCAGTCGAAGAGCGGTTCTGACCGCTGGGAGAAATACGAAAAGGAAAAGCAGACTCTGGACGGGAAACGGTATGAGGACGAAATCCGGCGGATCTGTGAACGTCTGGGGGTGTGACAGTGAAAGAAATGATCTGCATCGAGTACCCCAAAACCAAGGCCGGTAAGCGCCAGTGGGGCAAGGAATACGGTATGAACGCGATTTATGCGGGGAAGCACTGGTCGCGGCGTAAGGCCGACAGCGAGTACTGGCACAGCCTGACCCAAGCCGCGCTTGTCAGGGCGGGAATACCACAAAGGCCCGCGCCAAAGCCGGTGAGCATTGACTTCTGGTGGGACGACAGGCTTGACCTGGACAACCACGCATACATGGCAAAAATGATCGTGGACGCGCTCAAGGGCTGGGTGATACAGGACGACAACCGGAGATGCGTCCGGGAGATCGCGCACCACTGGCACGACAGAGGGTGCATCCTCGTGGAGATCAGAGACGGGAGGGGCTAATATGAAGCTAGTCATCAAATACAGGGACGCGGACGGGGCCGATCAGTATGTCAATATTGACGCAGACCAGATGGAAGAAGAAAACGGGATGATCCGGGCGTATGAGAGCGGGAGCCTTGTGGCGGTGATCGACGCGGGGTATATCAATCTGGCGTATCTGAGCGGGAAGGAGCCGAAATGAACTACATCGAATTTTTGAAAACAAAAATCGCGGTATCGGAGCCGTCCGGTTTCGAGCCGGGGCCGGTCAATGCGGTATTGAAGCCGCATCAGGCGGACGCGGTGCGCTGGGCCTGCCGGGGCGGGCGCCGGGCACTGTTCGAGTCGTTCGGTCTGGGCAAAACGGCGCAGGAATTGGAATGGTGCCGCCTCTGTGTGGAGCACGACGGAGGGAGGGCGCTGATCGTGCTGCCGCTGGGAGTGCGGCAGGAATTTACCCGCGACGCGGTGGAGTTGCTGGGAATGCCCCGGCCGCCCTATGTGCGCACAATGGCGGAAGCGGACGCCGCCGGGGGAAGTATCCTGCTGACCAATTATGAGCGGGTGCGGGATGGAGACATCGACCCGAAAGCGTTTACGGCCGTCGCGCTCGACGAGGCGAGCTGCCTGCGGTCCTACGGGTCGAAAACTTATCAGGAATTCACCCAGCTCATGCAGGGGGTGCGTTATAAGCTGGTGGCTACGGCGACCCCGGCCCCGAACCGCTTCAAGGAGCTGATTCATTATGCCGGGTATCTTGAGGTCATGGACACCGGGCAGGCGCTCACCCGATTTTTTCAGCGGGATTCTGAGAAGGCGGGAAATTTGACCCTGTATCCGCATATGGAGCGGGAATTCTGGCTCTGGATGTCCTCATGGGCGCTGTTTTTAACAAAGCCGTCCGATCTGGGCTATGACGACGCCGGATACGACCTGCCGCCCTTTGAGGTGCGGTATCACAAGCTGCCCGCCGCCTCCAAGCCGAAGGAGGACCGGGACGGGCAGACCAAGCTTGCGGCGGATGCGTCTCTTTCGCTGCCGGACGCCTCCCGTGAGAAGCGCGACAGCGTAACCGAGCGGATCGCCAAGGCAAAGGAGATCGTTGATTCCGACCCGGAGGCGCATTTCATCCTATGGCACGACCGGGAGGACGAGCGGCACGAGATCAAGAGGGTATTCCCTGATGCGGTGGAGGTCTATGGGACGCAGGATTACGAAATCCGCGAGCGGGCGGTGCTCGACTTCGCCGACGGGAAAACCCGGCTGCTGGCGACCAAGAAAGAGATCTCCGGGCAGGGGTGCAACTTCCAGCGGCACTGCCACCGGGCGATCTTCACCGGGATCGACTACAAGTTCAATGATTTTATTCAGGCAATCCACCGGATATACCGGTTCCTGCAAACCGAGCGGGTGCTCATCGACGTGATTTACACCGAGGCGGAGAGCGAGGTTCTGCGCGTCCTGCTCGAGAAGTGGAAGAACCACGACGAGATGATTGCCAGAATGACGGCGATCATCCGGGAATACGGGCTGTCGGGCGCAAGCCAGCTCGAAACGCTGTCCCGGTCGATCGGCTGCGAACGGCGGGAGGTCCGGGGAGAGCATTTCAGGGCGGTGAACAACGACTGTGTTCTGGAAACCTGCTCAATGGAGGAAAACAGCGTCGATCTGATCGCCACGTCGATTCCCTTCGGAAACCACTATGAGTATTCCGCGAGCTACAACGACTTTGGGCACAACCTCGACAACGACCGCTTTTTCGAGCAGATGGATTATCTTTCTCCGGAGCTGCTGCGGGTGCTGCGGCCGGGGCGGATTTTCGCCTGTCACGTCAAGGACCGGATTCTGTTCGGGAATGTGACCGGGCTGGGCGCTCCGTCGGTCGATCCGTTCCACGCTCTCTGTATTTCGCATTATACAAAGCATGGCTTTGTCTTTGCAGGGATGATCACCGTCCTCACCGACGTGGTGCGGGAGAACAACCAGACCAACCGGCTCGGCTGGACCGAGCAGTGCAAGGACGGTACGAAAATGGGGGTGGGCTGCCCGGAATACATCCTGCTGTTCCGAAAGCCGCAGACCGACCGCTCGAAGGGATACGCGGACGTACCTGTGGTCAAGAGCAAAGAAGAATACACCCGGGGACGCTGGCAGCTCGACGCGCACGCTTTCTGGCGGTCCTCCGGGGACAGGCTGGTGGAGCGCCGGGAGCTGGCCGGGATGACGCAAAAGGAGCTTTCCCGCGTCTGGAAGGAATACAGCCGGGGGGAGATTTACGATTACGAAAAGCATGTGCAAACGGCGGAAACGCTCGACGAAGCGGGAAACCTGCCTGCCTCCTTCATGGTGATCGACCCGAAGAGCTGGTCTGACTGGATCTGGGACGATGTGGCGCGGATGAAAACCCTCAACTCCGAGCAGGGGCGCAGGCGGCTGGTAAACCATGTCTGTCCTTTGCAGATCGACATCGTGGACCGTCTGATCGAGCGCTTTTCCAACCGGGGCGAAACGGTCTATGATCCGTTCGGCGGGCTGATGACGGTGCCCTACCGGGCGGTAAAGCTCGGCCGGGAGGGGATCGGATGCGAGCTTTCCGCAGACTATTTCGCGGACGGGGCGGAATATCTCAAATCCGCAGACGCCGAGCGGGACGCCCCGACGCTGTTTGACTTCATCGGGAGGGATGCGGGATGACCCACCTCTCGCTGTTCTCGGGGGTTTACCCGATTTTTGCGGCGATTGCGGAAACAGAAAGGAGCTTGCAATGAGCGATTTAATCAGTCGGGAGGCGCTGCTCGATTACATAGACAGCACTAACGAAATTAAGGACTGGTGCTTAAATCGGTATAGCGCAGACTGGATTTATAGTTTCGTCAAATCCGCTCCCTCCGTCGATGCCGCGCCTGTGGTGCATGGGAAGTGGATAAGTAATAGTTCGTTAAATAAATGCAGCGAGTGCAGAACACTTTGGGATACCAAGACGAATTTTTGCCCCTACTGCGGGGCGAAGATGGACGGGAAGGAGGATGGTGCTGACCATGAGTGAATGGATTTCGGTCAAGGATAGACTGCCGGACAAGTTAGAGCCGGTGAACATCGTGTGGGTAAACAGGGAGCCAGAGCCATATTATTCGCACATCAAAGACAAACCATTCGTTTCCACAGGATATTACCACAACGGAAAATGGTGGTGGTATTCTTGCGTATGCGAAGACTATCTTGCGGAATACGGATGTAGCGAATGTGATTCTGTGGACAACGGCATAGAGATCACCCACTGGTTGCCGCTGCCGGAACCGCCGAAGGAGGATCCCAAGGTTAGCGCCGAAAACGCCCAGCTTCGGCAGGAGAGAGATGCGGCGGTGCGTGATCTTGCCTATATTGGATCATGCGTAGTCTGCAAGCATAATAAATATCCTTGCGAACGCGAGGACAACGGGCATGTCAGGTGCTTTGAGTGGCGCGGCCCGGACGGGAGAGGGGGAATAACAGTATGACCAGACACGAGATATTGAAAACCGCGATTAAACAATACGGGCGGGATGCGCAGATTGATATCTGTATTGAAGAGATGTCCGAGCTGACAAAGGCGCTGATCAAAAACCGCCGCTGTCATGGGGAGAATCTGGCCGATGTGCTCGAAGAGATCGGAGACGTTCGGATTATGATCGAACAGATGCAGATGATCTTCGGGCATACGGGAAAATACGAGCTTCAAAAGATCCAGCGGCTTGAGGCGCGTCTGGAATCGGTGCGGGGTGAGGTATGATTAACTACATGTTAGCCCTGCGTATCGACCCTCTGGGCGCGGTGATAGCCCTATCCGCCGCGCTGGGGCTGGTCGTGGGGATTGAGATGGGGAGGCGGTGCAAATGATACCGGCGCGCAAGACATGTAAGGGATGCGTGTACCTCAAGCCGCTGGGCGGTATGGGGCGGACAAACGAGCAGGGGTGCCATTACTGCTATATCACCGGCAACCCAAGGGGATGCCCTGCCGATCAATGCGACAAGTACGAGGGAAGGAGAAAATCCCATGAACTGGAAAAAAGAAGCCGAAAACGATCTGAGAAGCTACATGCGGCGCAAGGACAGTCTCCAAAACATACAGGACAAGATCGCGTCTCTCGATGACCGGATGCAGTCAATCCGGGGCGGGATGTCTGATGCAACGCCGGTACAGGGCGGGGAGAGCCGGGCGCAGGAAAACCTTATCAACTGCATTGCCGAAAAAGAGCGGTTAGTACATACCCGCGCGGCGGTTGCCCGGCTGGTCAAGCTGGTGGAGCGCGGACTGGCGGGGCTTACAGATCAGGAGCGCAGGGTGTTGGAGCTGTTTTACATCCAGCGGCAGGCGGGTCATGTCGAGCGTCTGATGGAGGAGATGCGTTTAGAGCAAACGCAAATTTACCGCATCAAGGATACAGCTCTCTACAAATTTACCCTCGCCTTATACGGGATCGTTGAATTTTAATATGTGAAACAAATGGGAAAAAGAGGGGAAGTTTTTTCGCAAAATCCCTGCTATAATAGAGACAGTGGTATTTGCCACAAGGCGGCGATCATACGGACGCCGACCTGACAGAGACGTGAGGGATATCACCCCGAAGCCGGGCGGGAAAACCCGGACCGGAAAAAGCGGCCATATGGCCGGTGGGACAAAAGGCCCGCAGAACAGCGGCGCGGAGAAATGCCCTCACGATCAGAGAAGCAGAGTATCCGCGCGGCTCAGATGCCCGTTAGCTGTCCGGGTTAAGACGGCAGTACAGAAGGACGCTCAGAGATGAGCGTCCTTTTTACATGGACTTCCGGAGGATGCCCTCCGGATTTTAAGCTTTTTTCTTTTTGCACTCCGGACAGCATGTGATGTGCCCGGTTTGCAGGTAATTTTGCCTCACATCAACCAGATTCCCGCAATCGCACTGGCAGCGCCAGACCAAAGATGCATTTACACGACGGTTTGTGGGATAAAGTGCGACGAGACTGCCGTATCTTTTTCCCTGGATATTTGCCGGAGGCCGCCCTGCTTTTTTCTTGCCGGGCGCGGAAAGGGTCAGCTCTGTATAGTATCGCAAAAAATCGCCGTAGATCATCGACTGCGCCTTTTCGCGCACCGCCCTGGCCTCTTCCAGCGTGTCGTAGTGGCCCAAATGAAAATGCTGCCCCTTAAATTTGATGTACGCCTCCCAATCCTGCTTTTGCTTGTGCCACGAGACGCCGCGGACGCCGCTTGTATTGTTGGACGGCGGCTTGCTGTTAAGAGCCGATGCCCTTGTTCCGTCCAGCACGTCGGGAGAGGCTGCGCGCGGGGCATGGTTAAGGCATCCGCAGGATCTGGTGTTGCCCGACGTAAGGCTCCGTCCTATTACATCGACCTCAGCGCCGCAGTCGCATTTGCAGTGCCAAACCGCGTTGTGCTGGTATCGTTTGCCGGTGTCGTACTCTGCCACCAGTTTGCCAAATCTTTGCCCGGTCAGATCATTGGTTTGCTTTTTGAGATGCCCGCAGGATTTGGTATTGCCGCTGCGCAGCTCCTTCGCCGGGGCAAAAACCTCGGCGCCGCAGGTGCAGCGGCAGCGCCATACAATGCGGCCCCCCCGGCGGAGGCCGGTCGGCTCGATTGCGGTCAGCTCGCCAAACACCTGCCCGCGGATATCAACCGGCGCGGACATTACATCAACTCCCTCAGATCATCTACCCCCAGCGCGTCGGCAATCGCAATCGCCGTCTCCAATGAGATCCCGGAGATCTGCCGGTCGCCGCGCTCCAGCTTGGAGATATACATCACATGCTTCCCGGTTTTTTCCGCGAGCTGGGCCTGCGTCATCCCCGCTCTGGTCCGCAGGTAGGCGAGCTGGTTGCAGGGGTTGTTGCGGCAGTCCCTCCCGTAATTGGAGAGGGAGCAGGCGGCGCAGTCGCCGCATCCCTCGTTTTGGCAGTCCGGGTATCGTTTCATCGGTCATCCCTCCTTGTGGATTACGTCCTGATGCGGGTTCCGGTACTTGCGGGCCTCCGAGGCGGAGACGGGTTCCCGGTTTAATATTTCATCCTCCCATACCCATTGATCTCGTGCTTTTTTGCTGGTAAATACGTGGACGGTTGGCCAGTGGCAATCATTGTATAGGGTTTGGATTCCGTAAGGGGCATATAGCGCATAGTAGTTTTTTGCCATTGCATTTTCCTCCTTGTTTGTTGTTGTCTGTTCTGCCCTTGGTGTCCGGTTCATTCCTCTACAACCTCATACTCAAACATCTGCCCGAAAAACACATCGTGGCGTCTAAGCTCTCCCTCTTCGATCCAGTAGCAAAAACCGTTGTCAATAACCTGATTTTCGTTCGCAAGCCTTGCTTTAATTTCGTTGATAGTCATTGTATTTTCCTCCGTTGTTTTGTTGTCCCTTGCTTTATGTCTATATTATATCACAATTGTATTATAAGTCAATAGTATTATAAAATATTTTTTAGAAAATTTTGCACAAAAACAAAGACGAATTTTTGACGCATGAAAGGAGGTGGCGCGGTTGGGTGATAACAGGGGCGAAAAAGCCGAGAACAGGACGGTAACAGGCAAAAAGCCGCCCACTTCCACCACGTTCCGCAAGGGGCAGACCGGGAACCCGAAGGGCAGGCCAAAGGTACCCACCGAGGTAAAAGAAATCCTCAAGGCGGCGGCCCCCGGCGCGGCAAAGCTGCTCGTTGAGATGGTGGCGGACGAGGCCCAGAAGCCGGAGCTGCGGATTAAGTGCGCCGAGACGGTGCTCGACCGGGTGTACGGCAAGGCGGTGCAGCCGATTGACGGTGTGCTGGATGTGTCGGCGCGGATGCTGCTGGGGGATTTGGACCCGGACAAGGCGCTGGAGGCGCTGGGATATGTTAAGCGCGGCTGACGCGCTGCTGGCGCTCTGCCGGGTGGATTACCGCGCGTACTGCTATCTGGTGCATGGCGGGCGGTGGATCCCCGGCAGGGCGGCGAGCTGGCTTTGCGGCAGGGTGCAGGAGTTTGTGGAGCGGCAGACCGACGCGCCCTATCTTATATTAGTGCTGTCGATGCCGCCGCAGCATGGCAAGAGCATGACCGTCACCGAGACGCTGCCCTCGTGGATTTTGGGGAGATGGCCGCGAAAACGGGTCATTGAGATCAGTTATAACGAGGACTTTGCACAGCGGTTTGGACGCAAAAACAAGCAAAAGCTCGAGCAGTTCGGCGGGCCGCTCTTTGGCGTGCGGCTGGCGGCGACCCCAAACACGACAACCGAGTACGAGACAACCGAGGGGGGCGGGATGATCTCCCGCGGCGTGCTCTCGGGCGTTACCGGCAACCCCGGCGACGTGATGATCATCGACGACCCGGTAAAAAACCGGCAGGAGGCCGACAGCGAGACATACCGCGGCAGGGTGTGGGAGGAGTGGGTGGATTCCTTCCGCACCCGTTTGTCCTCCGGGGCAAAAGTGATCGTGATCCAGACCCGGTGGCACGAGGACGATCTGGCCGGGCGGCTGATTGCAAACGAGCCTAATGTTGAGGTGATTAACCTGCCCTGCGAGGCGGAGCAAAACGACCCGCTCGGGCGCAGGCCCGGCGAGGCGCTGGCCCCCGAGATCGGCAAGGGGGACGATTGGCTCCGGCAGTTTAAGGCCGCCTACGCGGAGGGTTCCCGGTCATGGCTGGCGCTGTTCCAGGGGCATCCAACGGCGGAGCAGGGCAATCTGATCCGGCGCAGCTGGTGGAGGCGGTACGACGATCTACCAGATATGATCGACGTGATTCTGTCGGTGGATGCGTCCTTCAAGGGGGGCGAGGGCAACGACAATGTAGCGATTCAGGCGTGGGGCAAGCGCGGCGCAGACATCTATCTGATTGATGCGCTGGCGCGTCCAATGGATTTCCCCGAGACGCTGCGCGCCATCCGCCGGATGGCGGCCAGGTTCCCGCAGAGGCGATGCATCCTCATCGAGGACAAGGCCAACGGCCCGGCGGCGGTGCAAATGCTGTCCCGCGAGCTGGGCGGAGTTCTGGCGGTCAACCCCGAGGGAGGCAAGGTAGCGAGGGTCAACGCGGTATCGGGGTACATCGAGGCCGGGAACGTCTGGCTCCCCCGGGAACCGTTTGCGGACGATCTGATTGACGAGGCCGCGCAGTTCCCGCAGGGCAAGCACGACGACCGGGTGGATTGCATGAGCCAGGCCCTCAACCGGATGATTTATCAATGGTCTGAGGTCCCGGCAAAGGAGAAAAAGGATTTCCTTCCGTTCGCGCTGCGGACGGACGACGAGAAAGGAGATGGATTTTTGCAATGGTAACGGTGATTTTGCTGCTGATTCTCGGCGCTCAGTTGGCCTGCGTTGCCCTGCTGTGGGAACAGCGCGCGGGTAAGGCCGAAGAGGGAGAGCAAAAGGAGATCGCGGGCAAGCCGCCCGGCGAGAGGCTGACGGCACAGATTCTGCGGGAATGGCTGAATGGAGGGGACGGTGAATGACAGATGGCACCACGCTCTGGGAACGGTATCAAAAGGGGCTGCAATACCAGCGGCAGATGCATTTTGACACGCTGTTCCCGGAATGCGTCCGATTTAAAGAAGGCGATCAGTGGCCCGCGCCGACCAAAAAGACCAGGCACATGCCCCGGCCGGTCTATAACTACATCGACTTTTTTATCCGCACCAAAAAGGCAAACGTCCTTAATCAGGTGATTAAACTGGTGTATTCCCCCGCGGAGGGGGATGACCCTGCCGCGGAGGAGGGGGCGAAGCAGTACAGCGATTACGCCGCAAGTCTCTGGAAGGAGCTGAGGCAGGACGACCTCAACGACCAGATGGCCGACGACGCGGCCACGCTGGGGACGGGCATCCTGCACTATTACTGGGACAACGACGTATCCGGCGGGGTGCGCCTGCCGTATCAGGGGGCGCTGCGCGGGGAGTCCCTTGACCCGCTGACCGTCTTTGTGGCAAACCCGCAGCTGCAGGAGATACAAAAGCAGGAGTGGGTGATGATCGCCCAGCGGTATACCGTCGATTCGGTGCGCGCGCTCGCCCGCTCGCTTGGATTTGACGAGCAGGCGGCGATGATGATCGCGCCGGACGAAGAGCGTGCCGAGCAGTACGACGCCGAACGCCACGAGATGGACGGCGAAAAGAAATGCACCCTGCTGACCATGTACTACCGCAAAAACGGGAGGGTGTATTTTGACCGGGGCACAAGATCTGTGACCTTAATCGAGGGCCAGAGCCTGACGCCCGGCGGCGGGATGGAGGGGGCTTCCGAAGGGCTGCCCGATGTGGAGACGCCGGAACCGGACCCGTTCGAGGAACTGCCGCAGACCCCCGGCATGACATTGTATCCGGTGGTGCTGATGCCCTGGCAGCTGCGCAAGCGATGTATCTTTGGGATCGGCGAGGCGCAGGGATTGATTCCGGCGCAGAAGACGGTCAACTTTCTGATGGCGATGAACGCCCTTGCGGTGCAGGATGCGGGATGGCCGAAGATGCTTGTCCGGGAGAATGCGCTGCGGCAGCCGGTCACCAATGAGCCGGGCGAAATCATCCGGGATTATTCATTGAGCGGAGACGGGATCAAATATTTAAATCCGCCCTCCTTTTCCGCGTTTGCCGCCAATCTGGTGGATAAGATATCCGACATGATGCGCACCGTTTCCGGTGTATCGGAGGTGGCGAGCGGCGAACCGTTCTCGGCGACGATGGCGGCATCCGCAATCATAGCCCTGCAAAATCAGGCGAAAAAGCCGATTGAGGACATCCAGCGGCGGTTCTACCGCGCCATTGAGCAGGCAGGGCGCATCTGGGAGCAGTTCTTTAAATACTACTACTCAATGCCCCGGCCCTACAAGGGGATCGGACCAGACGGGAAGGAAGCCACAGGCGCTTTTACCGGGTCGGACTTTGCGGGTGTGGAATTCGCGTTGGAGGCGGATGTATCAATCGGTTCGGATTATTCGGAATCGCTTGCGATGGCGACCCTCGACAAGCTGTTCGACAGCGGGAACATCGATCTGGATACCTATATTGAGCTTGCCCCGAAGACGGTGATGCCGTTTAAGGAAAGGCTCCGGCAGATCAGAGAGACGCAGGCGGCCATGACGCCCGCCATTCCGCAGGAACCCGCGCAGCTTCCCGGCGCGGCGGCGCAGGGGAGCCAGCCCGCAACAATCCGGGAGGGGGCCGCTCCATACGGCGTGGAGCTGCCGGGAATTCCTAACCCAAAGACAGGAGGGATTTAAAATGCTTTGCCCTGTTTGCGGGATACAAGCCCGCATTGACCGATCTTATACGCAGGTGGAGGGGGATCAAAGCCCCGACACCACAACCAGAGTATATACCGTACAGGAGATCGTCTGCCGGAATCCGCAGTGCCCGCAGTACGGCGAGATCATCGAGACGGTAAAGAATTTGGATTACGAGGGGTAGGGTTTCCCGCCCCTTTTGTAATGGCTGCAAAACGGGTAATGGCTGCAAAACGGGTCATGACCGAACCTCGCCAAAAAACATGACAAGGAGATTCAGACAATGGAAAATGAAATTTTGGCTGAAAATGCCGTTGAGGAAGCGGTTGACGCAACCGAAACGGAGGACGGTGCCGCCGCCGTCGAAGAAGCAGAGGAAACGACCGGGGCCGAGGCGCCGAATCCTGTGCAGGAGACGCCTGCACCGCCTGACCCGGAGGAAGAGCGCCGGCAGGCAAGAGAACGGACGCGGGCTTTCTCGGAGCGCCTGAACGCAATGAGCGCCAAGAGGTTGGACGATTTTGTTGCCCGCATGGGATGGGTCAACGAGTACACAGGGCAGCCGGTGAAAACTGCCGCCGAGTATGATCAATATCAGGCGATGCGTCAGGCCGCCAAGCGCGGCAGCGACCCGGTGCTGGCAGCCCGCCTGACCGAGATGGAGACCCGGATTGCGCGGTATCAGGACCGGGAGCAGGACGAGCAGATGCAGTCTGACCCGCAGTACGGAGAGGTTTATAAGGAGCTGCGGGACGAGACGATGCAGCTTCTCGACTATTGCCGCAGGAGCGGGCGCGGCGATGTAGATTTGCAGTCCGCGTTCGGGGTGGTGCTCAAAAACAATATGGGCAGGCTGCTCGAAAAAGCGCGGGGATCTGCGCAGAGCAGGGCGGTCAGACAGATAGCGGCTGCGGCAAAGGCCACGCCGGGTTCGCTTTCCGCGGGGACCGCGCCTGCTGTACAGGATTTCGCGACGATGTCCGACGACGATTTCGACAAACAGATTGAGCGGGCGCTCAGAGGGGAGCTGACCCGCAAATGACAAGGAGGATAAAATATGGCTACCAATACGATTGCAACCCTGACCGCTGAAAACAAAACCTTTTACAACCGAACGCTCTTAAAGCGGCTGGTCCCGAATCTGGTCTATGCCAAGTACGGCCAGAAAAAGCCGATGCCGAAGAACGAGGGCGATACCGTCAATTTCCGCCGGTTTAATTCTCTGGCCGCCGCAACTACCGCGCTGACCGAGGGAACCACCCCTTCCGGCTCGAGCCTGTCTGTTACCGCCATTACCGCTACGGTAAAGCAGTACGGTGATTTTGTGGAGATTTCCGACAAGCTGGACCTCGTCGGCATCGACCCCGTCCTGACCGAAACCTCGCAGGTGCTTGGCGAGGCGGCGGCGCTGACCGTTGACACCATTGTGCGCAACGAGATTGTCAACGGCACCACCGTTGTATACGCCGCCGGGCGCGCCAACACCAATGCGATTACCTCCGCCGATGTGCTGACCTCCAGCGACATCAAAAAGGCGGTGCGTACTCTGCGCAAGAACAATGCCAAGCCGCTTTCCGGCGGGTATTTCATCGGCATTATCGACCCCGAGGTCGCCTACGATCTGCAGAACGACACGCTGTGGCAGGATGTCAGCAAGTATAACGGCGGCGAAAAGATCATGGCGGGTGAGATCGGAAAGCTGCATGGGGTGCGCTTTATCGAAAGCACCAACGTAAACACTCACGCCAATACCCAGAGCGCCCCCGTTACCGTCCATGACGTGCTGATTATCGGGCAGGACGCTTACGGCGTGGTGGACGTCGCGGGCGGCTCTTCTCCTGAGATGATCGTCAAGGACTTCGGTTCTGCCGGGACTGCCGATCCGCTCAACCAGAGGGCGACCGCCGGTTACAAGCTGTTCTTCACCGCGAAGCGGCTGCAGGAGCTGGCAATGTGCCGGATCGAGTGCGCTGTGTCGGCGTAAACAAAGGATAAGGAGGGGGCGATACTCGCTCCCTCCGCTTTTTACAGGAGGGTCAATGATATGGCAAAAAAAGCAATGACGGATTTCGAGATCGAGCAGGAAGCGCAGGGGATGGGCGCGGTTTATGCCGCCGAGCCAAAGGTACGGATTAAGATTCAGAAGGACCCGCTCAACGAGCACGACGAGATTGTGCCGGTTTGCCTGAACGGATATCTCTTTCAGATCAAGCGAGGGGAGACGGTGGACGTGCCTCAGACGGTCGCCGGGGTGCTCGAGCGGGCCGGATACATTTAACAGGAGGTATGGGCCATGACCAAGGGAGAAGCCAGACAGCGGTATCTGCGTTATCTGGGCGAGGCGACGGTCAACGGCTCCGCCCGCGGTGATCAGGACCTCGCGGACCAGTTCGACTACCTTCTTCCGGGCGCACTGACACACGTTGCCGCCGCGTTCCCGCTGTATGGATATGACGAGGCGGAAAGCGAGTTTATCCCGCCGGAGGATTTTATTTCACTGGAGGAAATCGAGAGCGGCGGGTTTCCTGCGCCCTATTGGGAGCAGAATGGGAAATACCTGTTTGAAGGGGCGGCGCAGATCCGATACCGCAGGACGCCGTCAGACCCGGGAAGCGACGAGAGCACGGCGCTGGATGTATGGCCGCCTGCTGCCGGGCTGGTCCCGCTGCAGTGCGCGATCATGGCGGCTGCGGGCAGTGAAGCGCAGTCTTATAAGCTGGCGTCGCTTTCCTCGCTCTACAATACAATGGCGGCGGCTTTGCAGATCGCCGATGCGCCGCGGTTTGTGCGGGATTATTCGATAGGAGGGTGACAGATGGGATTCTATCCGTTCGCGTTTTCTTCCGCGTCGAAGCCCAAGGTCAATGTCGTTTCGGTTGAAAACTTCAAGGGCCTTGACTTGCGCAACACCCCCGCGACGGTCGATAAAACGAGAAGCCCCGATGCGGTGAACATGCTGCGGGACGAGATCGGACAGGTCAGAAAGCGGATGGGATTTCAGACGGTTAAGACCTATTCGGGACAGATCAACGGGGTATACCATTTTGGAGAAGACCGCATTGTTCACGCCGGAGACAAGCTCTATAAGGGCACGACGCAGATCGGCACGATGAACAACGCCAAAAGCAAGGGCTGGATGCTGGGCGGAAAGCTTTATCTGCTTGACGGGGACAAGCTGCGGCGCTATGACGGCACAAGCCTTGTTTCGGCGGACACCGCGGGATATATCCCGACGGTGATTATCAGCCGCGACCCGACCGGCGGAGGAACGGCCTACGAGGACATTAATCTTCTCGCGCCGGGATTTATCAATTCTTTTTATACCTCGGGAACTGGGACAACACGAAGTTTTCAGCTCACCGACGGAGAGCTTGACGCAACAGCGGTTACCGCGCAGGTAATGACCTCGGATGGCGTGTGGGAGGATAAGGTGGAGAACACCGATTTTACAGTGAACCGCACCACCGGGAAAGTGACCTTTGCAACAGGGATTGCGGCCTCTCCGGTAATGGGAGAGGATAACGTAAAGATCACCGCCTACAAGACCCGCCCAGGCTATGCGGACCAGATCAACAAATGCACTATTTCTACCCTGTTCGGGGTGGCGGGGGCTGCGGACCGGCTCTTTGTTTCAGGCAATCCCGACTATCCAAACAGGGACTGGCACAGTCAGATGAACGATCCGACCTTCTTCGGAGACCTCGCCTATTCGCTGCTCGGGCAGGATGATTCTGCGGTGATGGGATATTCGGTGGTCGCAGACCGACTCGCCGCCCACAAGGAGGACAGCGAGGACGGGCGCAACGTTGTGGTGCGTTCCGGCGTGATGCAGGACGGGGAACCGGCCTTCCCGATTGTTTCAACGCTGCAGGGGGAGGGCTGCGTATCCCAGTGGGGCTGCGCCTATCTCGGAAGGGAGCCGCTGTTTGTGACAAAGCGCGGCGTTTTCGCGATTACCGCGGAGGACATTACCGGCGAGAAATACAGCCAGAACCGTTCCAGCTTTCTGAATCCAAAGCTGATTGAAGAGGATTTGAGCGGAAGCTTTGCTTTTGTCTATCACGATTTTTACTGGCTGTTCTGCCCCTCTGGACGGGTTTATCTGTTGGACGCGCTGCAGAAAAGCTATTCCAAAAACGAGCCGTATTCGACCTTCCAGTACGAGGGGTATTTGCTCAGCGGAATTTCCGCGCGGGTGGCGTGGGAGGAGGACGGCACGCTGTACTTCGGAACCTCGGACGGCAAGCTCTGCAAATTTTACGAGGACAAGAACGCCCCGGTAAGCTATCAGGATGACGGCGCAGCGGTGCCGGCCTATTGGACAACTCCGTATTTTTCGGGAAAGGTCAGCCACAACCGCAAGGATTTTCAATACCTTTCGGTATCGGTGCTGCCGGGGGCGCGCACCGGGCTGCGGGTGGATGGGCAGATCGCAGGGGCGTGGAAGCTGTTGTTTGAAAGCTATGGCTCAGCGCGATACTTCGATTTCTCACAGCTTGATTTTGCTAAGCTCTCGTTTTTGACCGATACCAGCCCTCGCACCGTTTATCGAAAAATCAACGCGCGGTATGTTGATAAGCTGATGCTCCGGTTTGAGAGCGACGCGGCCAACGAGCCGCTGGGAATTTACGGGCTGACGCTTGAATTTATGGAAGGGGGGCATTTTTGAGTGGCAATTTCCAATTACAAAATTGCAGTGGGCGACTACGCCAACAAGGATGTAGCGTCGCTGCCGAACGTGCCGGGGGAATCCGGCTATACGCCGGAGCAGGTGAAGGCGCGATTCGATTCGCTGGTAAAGAATGTGGTCGCGCCAAAATACAATAACCTGATCGACGCGCTGACGGCCTCCGGGGGCGCGTCGGAAATCGGGGCGGTCAATGAGGATGTTGGCGGGGATAACGTACAGGAGGTGCTTGATGCGCTGAGCGGATGGATTGCAGGGCATCTGGCCGATCTGGGAAACCCGCATGCGGTGGGAAAGACGCAGGTGGGGCTGGGAAACGCGGACAACACGTCTGACGCGGACAAGCCGGTGAGCACCGCACAGGCGGCTGCAATCGCGGCGGTGAGGGCCTATATCGATACGGTAGCGCTCAATGCAGGCGCGGTCTCAAGCGTATTCGGCAGGGCGGGAGATGTGACCGCGCAGGCCGGGGACTATACCGCCGCGCAGGTGGGGGCGAGGCCGGACAGCTGGATGCCAAGCGCCGCCGACGTGGGGGCGGTGGACGGAGCAACCGGTCAGGGCAGCGCGGTGCGCATCAGCAACCGGAATCTGCTCGATAACGGGGATTTCCGCAATCCGGTAAACCAGAGGGGGCAGACGAGCTATACAGGAAACGGGTACGGGATTGACAGGTGGAGGGTCAGCACCAACAACAGCACTGCTGCGGTTTCTGTAGGAGACGGGTGTATTGATTTTACGTCAGATGCCAGCGGCACCTATATCAACTTTACAAGTGCTGTGGAAAAGGTGCAGCCCGGAAATTACACCCTGTCTTTTCTTGTAGATGATCATACAAAGGCACAACAGATTTATGTACAGGGAGGGGCTAGCGCCAGCGTTTTTGACTCGAACCTGCTGACCCTGCCTTTTTCGGTTGCCGAAACCTCCGCGATAGCGGTTGGAATCCAGAAAAAAGCTGCAAGCAGTACGCTGAAAATCTACGCCGCCAAGCTGGAACTCGGTTCCGTTCAGACTCTGGCCCATCAGGAAAACAGTGTATGGGTTTTAAACGATCCGCCGCCGAATTGCGCGGAGGAATTGGCAAAGTGTCAGAGATACTATCAGCTTTATGCCTCCGCAGCGCAGCGGCCAACGAATGGCGCGGATTGTAGACCTGTCATGCGCATTGCCAACCCAAGCCAGGGGACAATCGCAATAAGCGGTACCACCTATTACTTCAACGACGCCAACCTGTAGGGAGGGAAAAACGGATGGAAGGAAACAGGCACTATCTTTTGACTGATGATGCGGGGCGGATCCTTGCGGGATGGTCGGACGGGCCGTTCCCTGACCGGGATACTTCCGGGGCGGTTTTGCTGCGGGAGGATGGCGGCTATCAGTTTCGGCTTTTTCCGGGCGGGGAGGAAAACCCGCCCCTGACGGATGAGACCGGCGCGCATCTCTGGCGCTATGAGAATGGACAGGTGCGGGCGGGCACCGCCGGGGAGCTTGCGGCAGAGATGGCGGAGATTGAGGCGAACACCCCGCCGCCCGCGCCGACTGACGCACAGCGGATCGCGGAGCTGGCGGAAGAAAACCGCGTGCTGAAAGGCCAGGTAGCTGCATCACAGGAAAACGCAGTCATTTTGGAGGAATGCCTTGTAGAGATGGCGGGCGTCGTTTATGCGTAGGCTGATCGAATTTTTAAAACAACAAGCAGAAAGGATGGCAATTATGATGAGTATGTTATTTGCGTGCAGGCTGGTAGACGGGAGGACCGCTTCGTTTGATCTGATTCCGGCAAAACTCAAGGCGCAGGTGGCCGAGATTGTAATCGGGGATTTCGGCCTGCCCGAGCTGGTGCCGGT